CGGAATAATATGTTGCAAGACAGCAAGGATGTTTATTATTTCAGTAACGAGGATTTGGACAAAAACGATTATTTGCTGAATGTGCAAAATGGAACACTAGACTTGAACGGGAAAGAGCCTGTGTTTACCGCACATGATCCCGATATGCTACTATCAAAGATTTGCAATGTAGAATATAATCCTACCGCTAGTTGTAAAGAATGGGAAAAGTTTCTATTAGAAATCATGCAGGACGATACACAAAAAATCAAGTATTTGCAAAAAATAGCAGGGCTGTCATTGACGGGAAACACGCAGGAAGAAACTTGCTTCATTTTGTACGGAAGTACAACACGAAACGGAAAATCTACACTATGCGAGACCCTTATATATTTGTTGGGCGATTATGCTCTTACGATGAAGCCGGAAAGTCTTGCTGTAAAGCAGAATATTGATAGCCGACAGGCTTCTGGAGATATTGCAAGATTAGCAGGTTGCCGCTTCTGTAACGCCAGTGAACCGCCTAAACGAATGTTATTTGACACGGCATTATTAAAATCTTTGCTAGGACGGGACAGCATCACGGCACGACATTTACACCAAAGAGAATTTAGTTTTATTCCTAAGTTTAAGCTAGTCATAAATACGAACTATCTACCGACTATCGTAGATGATACGGTATTCAGTTCGGGAAGAATCAATGTTATTTCTTTCGATCGCCATTTTGAACCAGAAGAGCAGGACAAGCACTTAAAAGACAAATTGCGTAACAAGGACGAATTAAGCGGAATTTTGAACTGGTGTATTGATGGTTTGCAGTTATATCGTGAAGAAGGATTGAAAGCCCCGGCAGCAGTCGTATCAGCTACAGAAACTTATAGAACAGATTCGGACAAGATCGGTAATTTCATTAAGGATTGTTTGGAAAAGACCGGGAAAAACAGTAGCGTGAAAAGTATTTATGAATTGTATGACAAATGGTGCAGTGATAATGGATTTGGCATTGAGAACAAAGGGAATTTTATCGCAGAATTGAAGAGCAAAGGCATTTATGCAAGCAGCGGAACAGTAGGTGGCAAGACCGTTAAAAACATCGTAAAAGGGTATACAGAAGCAACCGAATTTATCGAATATACCGGAAGTGAACCACTACCTTTTGACTAAGGAAAAACGGCAAATGTGCAAATTGTGCAAAATAAATGTAAATTCTTTATAAGCTAACTTTAGAATGTCACATAAGAAATGCACATTTTGCACAAATCCAGTATTTATGCGGATTTGCAGACTTTTGAAAATTGCAATGTGCATTTTCTCTGTAACGTTTTTTATGAAAGTAGGTGTAAAAAATATTTTGATTAGTAAAGAATATGTAGAATACATGAAGTCGGATGAATGGCAAAAAATAAAACATAGTCGTTTAGAAATTGATCACTATTCATGCGTTATGTGTGGGTATTCAAAGAAACCGGAAATTTTAATGGTGCATCATTTGAATTATAAGCGACTAGGTCACGAAGATGTATGGAAAGACTTGGTTACACTTTGCCCGGTATGTCACAGAAAAGTACATAAGATGCTTAAACGCAAACAAGAGCCGGGGACTAAGTACAACGCAGTAGTTTAACTTCATAAAAAGACAAATTATAGAAAGAAGGTATTTTATGAGAAAAAATAACTATCCACAAGCGGCAGTAGATGAAATAGAACCGGAAGGAGTACAGCAACTTTGCAATTCTATCCGGGAACTGTACGATAAGGGCAAACCTCAAAGCGATGAAGAGGTGAAACAACGTATTGACGAATATTTTGACTTCTGCCAACGCTCAAGCATACGCCCAGGCATTGAAACATTAGCATTGAGCCTTCATGTTAGCAGAATCACGATATATAACTGGGGAAATGGTGTATGTTGCTCACCGGAGCGGCAGGAGATCATACAGAGAGCGAAAGGCTTTATAGCTGCATTCTTAGAACAAGCTATATTATGCGGCAAGATTTCACCACCTAGCGGAATTTTTATTGCGAAGAATTGGTTAGGTTATCGAGATTCTATCAGCATAGAAGAAAGCATTCCTAAAACATCAACACAAAAGGCATTAACGGCAGAAGAACTGCCACAACTAGGAGAATGGCAGGGCAATAGCGAGTTGCCAACTTTATAGTCGGTATTTGTAACGTAATTGTATAAACAGAAAGCGAGGAAAATATTATGAAGAAAATTCAACAGTATTTCAACAAGGTAATGGCAGAATTAAATGCGTACAAGACAATCGTAGATGCTTTTATTCCACAGTATCAAGCGGAGGTAAAGAAGCGAGATGCGTTTTTGGCTGATATGAAAGGGAAATATACGGAGCAATATATCTCCGAATATAGAGAAAAATGGAAGCCGTCAATAAATTATGCTGATGTGATTGCACCGGAGAGGGAGAAACATCAGGCTTCTGCAGACTTTTATATTAGTCTGATGAAGAAAGACCTTGATTCATTTTTCAATAGTCCGGTTCGGGCTGAGTTTGCAAATAAAGTCACTGCAATAAAATTAACGGGCTTGCAACTGTCAAATACTGAATTTAGATTATTGCAGGAATCAGCTAATACATACCTGGAACGCAGATTACTGAATCAGCTTGCGGTTAATAGAACTCATAGCGAGGTAAACGGGCAGGAATCAGCACAACCTTGTTGGGAAGTGATGGTTCCAGATATTGACAGAATCTATGAAGCATTCAAAAATATGCAGACAAATGTAAATACTGGTTTTCAATGGTACTGCGGTGAAAATATGGAGCTTCAAGATTTTGTCGCAGATGGTAGAGATATTATAGTAGTTGCTCCAGCTATTGCCCATGCTTTGGTTTGTTTTGATCCTAAGAGAAATGACAGTTACAAACGCTTCACAGAGATGGTTGAAAAAGCGCAAAGCATACTGCCGGAATCAAAGGCAAAAACGGAATTGACAGAAGCTGACAAGCAATTCATTGAGGTACTTCTTCCTACAAGTGATTATGAAAGATATCAGAATTTCACTAAAAGCAAGGCAGTAGATCTCGCAAAGGCAAGTGAAGAAATTGCTTCTATTCTGCTACTGGATCCGAGATTTTCAAAAACGGTAGAGAATGCTCTGGCAGAAGCGGAATAAAGCGTTTATAAAGGTACACCTTTAAAGACACTAAAGATAATTCATAAAACCATATATTCCATAGTTTGTAAATGCACAATTTGATTATTACAAACGTTTATAAAATAATTTGACATTTATAAACACTATGCTATAATAAGAGTACACCACTACGAAATATAATAAAGGAAGGAAAGTACAAGCTATGGAATATGGATATGCTAGAGTATCAAGCAAGGAGCAGAATTTGGCGAGACAGATTAAAGAATTGGTAGGCGCTGGAGTTGAGGAAAGGTACATATATACAGATAAACAATCTGGTAAGGACTTTGATCGAAAATCATATAATCTTCTTGTGGGTACAGTAAATACAGCCCCATTACTTAGAGAAGGTGACTTACTTACTGTATATAGCATTGACAGATTAGGAAGAAACTATAATGAGATAATGAAACAATGGCAATATATAACGCAGGAATTGAAAGCGGATATTAGGGTGTTGGATATGCCGTTGTTGGATACTAGAAGTAATGGAAACAGTCTTGACAGCAGATTTGTAGCGGATCTTGTATTACAGATTCTTTCATATGTAGCGCAAAAGGAAAGAGAGAACATAAAGGTAAGACAAGCGCAAGGAATAGCAGTAGCCAAAGAGCAGGGAAAACATTTAGGAAGACCTATAGCCACATTCCCGGCTAATTGGGAAGAAGTGTATAAGCAGTGGAAAGAAGGGAAAATAACGGCAGTGGAAGCCATGAAGCGTGCAGAATTAAAGAAAAATACCTTTTACAATTTAGTAAGGAGATATGAGCAAGGGCAGGCATAGTAAGCTATGCCCTTTTTCTTTGAAAGGGTGGAGGGGGTCTGATGAGAAAAAGAAAATCCCCATACTAAGTCGCTTCTAGTGCCCCACAAAAATAAAAAGGCTATTTACAGTCTAATTGTCGGTACATCACGTTCGTCATTATGACGAGTGAAATAAAAAAAGAAGGAAGCCCTTTACTTTCCAACGGTGCAAGGCTTCCCCCTATATCTACTTTTATTATATTTAGAAAGTAGGTGTAAAACAATGAGCAATGAAGAAATTGTACAAGAAATTCAAAACGGTATTAACGTTACGGAAAACATGGAACTATTGTATAGGCAAAATATGCCTTTAATCAGAAGGTTTATAAAACCGTATTCGCATTATGAAAATATGGAAGATTTGGAGCAAGAAAGCTACTTCGGGCTATTTGAAGCTACAAAGAATTACGATCCGAACAAGGAAGCAAAGTTTATAACCTATGCTAGATTCTGGATTGTACAAGCTGTGTCCCGGTATATACAATGCAATACCCCTGCGGTTCGCATTCCAAGCGGTTTAAATGGGAAAATAAACCGTTACAAGAAATATGTAAGTAAATATGTGCAAGAGCATGGATCGGAACCGGATACAAGGCAAATAGGAGAAGCATTAGGGTGTACAGATGCGCAAATAAGGTTGATACAAATGTATTCATCTTCCGTAACGTCATTAGATGCAGAAGTGCTATGTAATGATGAGGGAGAAGGAAAGAGACTGTTAGACACAATACCCGATGATAATACTGATGTTGAGAGAGGGAGTATTGAAAATGCATATAATAGGCAAATGCAGAAGGATATAAGATATGCTGTCGATACTTTCCTTGGTGATAGAGAAAAAAAGGTGATTGAAGAAACCTTTTTTCATGGAAAGACCCTAAGAGCAGCCGGGGAGACAATAGGAGTAACGGGGGAACGAACAAGGGCTATCCAGGCAGCAGCACTAAGAAGACTTAGAATTCGGGGAAGAAAGTTATTATTGCAATATGCTGAATTGAATGCTAGCATATATCGTGGAACGAATGAAAACTTCAAACAACACAATTCCTCTATAGTGGAACATATAGCAATTACTAAACAAGATCTACAGAGAGAATATGAAGATAGGGTAAGAGAAGCCATGGGAGTTTAATGAATGATGTACAATTTCTTTCGTAACACACACGTAGCACACAAAAGGCTCAAAATGCTGATAAAATAAGGGGATTCAGTTCTCAAAGAGATAATCTATAGCTTAATAATGCTAAAAAAGCCCG